ATAGAAGATGTATAATTGATTATGTTGATTGATTGAAAGGAAATAAAGTGACTGTTGACCTTACCCCTCTTGTGAATCAGTATGTCAATGATATTGAAGCATCTTATACTGGCACCCTTTCATTCTGGGCAGAAGTAGAATACGGACGAAAGTACGCAAAGATCATCAATGTCACCCATGGGGGATCGCGCTCAGTTCATGCTTTCGTTGATATGAAAACTGGCGATGTCTACATGCCTGCCTCTTGGAATGCTCCTGCGAAGCATGTACGTTTTAATCTAGTTAATAACTACCCAACCAATATCACCTGGTCTGGCGGATATCTCTACCTTCGCTAGGGAAAGATGTTGTTTTTATACAACACCCGGTTGCACTTTCTGCTGATTTCTGTATAATTGATTATGTTGATTGATTAGGAAAAAACATGTCTGCTCCTACATTTCTTCGCCTTTCTGAGATGCCCACTCAACATCAGAAAGAAATTCGCATGTATGGGTGCACTATAGAACAAATGAAAGAGGCGGTTGAAGAGTCTCTGACTCTTCGTTTTTCTGGTCCTGTAATGTACGCCATGAGTTTGATGAGTGATGCACAAGAGATGGTTGCACATAACTCAGGTGGGCATTTTGATTTGATGTTAATTGAAGATCAGCGACAACTCCTAAATCGTGCCAAGTGGGTTCTATCTACTTATGCGATGACACAAGGAGGATAAAATGTTTACGTTTCTAGCTTCTGAGGTTGAAAGTATTAGCTCTGCTTATGGATACACAACTTCAGAAGCTTTAGAATTTATTAAGACTCATATTGAAGAATACTCTGAATCATCTGAACTCTTATATGAGATTGAATTGTTTTCTAAATATGGATATTCAATGCTATGAAGATTGTTATTAATACATGTCATGGTGGATTTGGTTTGAGCGATCCTGCTCTGGAAAAATATTTTCGCCGCAAAAATATTTTAGATGAAGATTTTTGCGTTGATTCAATACTCCGTAACGATCCTGTGCTAGTAGAGATTGTTGAGGAAATGGGTTCCTCTGCGAATGGGAAATTTTCAGATCTCAAAATCGTAGAAGTTCCTGATGATGTAAATTGGTTTATAGATGATTATGATGGATATGAGTGGGTAGCGGAGCGTCATCGTACATGGAGGTAATATGAATTCAAAAATACTTGAACTTGCACAGCAAGCAGGATTTTGCCTTTGGGAGAATGAAGATTGGAAACCTGCTGGTGCAGTAATTGATTGGGCAGCACAATACGATGAACAATTTCAAATGTTTGTAGAACTTCTTCTGCGGGATGTTGCAAGTTTTGTAGACAATAAAATCACATTTGGTGTGGGTGAAAAAATTCTTGAAAGGTACGGCATCGATGAGTAATCAATATAGTGGATGGGGAGCTGAAGATCAAGAATCCTTTCGTACTTGGTTGAAAAGCATGCTTCGAATGGGTCCCGTTGAAATTGCTTTCACTAAGAAAGATGGGACTGAGCGTGTGATGAATGCATCGCTTGAAGAAAGTAAGATTCCTGTTTATGAAAACAAAACAGGTCGAACTAAAGCTGCGAATGATGAATCACTTTCTGTTGTTGATGTTGACATTGCAGAGTGGCGTGCTGTACGATTTGATTCTATTAAACAAATTCGGTTTACACTATGAGTAAAGTTATCGCTTCAACTGAACCCGACTATACAAAGATTGATTATTCAAAGCATGATTATCAAGAAAAACTAATCATTGCTCTTAATTGGTTTAACTTCGAAAAAGAAAAAAAGGATGCTCGAAAGTATCTTGAAGATTACGCCAAACGACAAAACATTTCTATTGCAGGGGTTGTTGATGCAGACATAGTTATCACTATGGGATGGATCGCACGTATTCATTCAAAGGGTGCAAATCTGTCTGAACAACATGTCGATAAACTGAATGTTTATCTTGCACAACTAAACAAAGCTAAAAAAGCTCCAGTTGTTTCTTCTACTCCTCGTGTGTCAATTCAAGAAGCGACACAGAATAAAATTAATTCATACTTGGGTGAGCTGGAAGGTGTTTATGATGATCTTTTTAAAAATCCTACCCAACCCTTTTCACTCATTGAAGATTTGAAGAAAAATCAAATGCCACAAACAGTGGGTATGACTATTGAGGTTTGGGCGAAAGCAAAGCTGCGGGAACTCATTAGTGCATATGAGGGAAAGGATAAAGATTTGGTTGAAGGTTACGCACACGTGAAGCGTAAAAACTTGTTGGCGTTTATCAAGAAGATCGGAACCTTTATTGAGGATGCAGAAAAGTATTCCTCTTTCAAAAAAGCTAATCGTAAACCTCGAGCAAAAAAAGTAAAACCTGCTGGCGTTCAAGTAAAAGATATTAAGTTTAAATTTCGCGACGATGAATTGCAGATAACTTCTACACCGCCCACAAACATCATTGGCGCGCAGCAGGTTTGGGTGTATAATACAAAGACACGTAAGGTTGCAGTTTATCGAACAGACAGTGCTTTAGGTATTCAAGTCAAGGGAACTACTTTGCAAAATTATGACCCGGAGATGTCTGCACAAAAAACTTTACGTAAACCCGCTGAGCAATTGAAAGAACTTCTTGCAGCAGGAAAAATTCAATTGCGAAAGTTCATGGATAATATCAAAGCAGTTCAATCAACACCCTTGGGTCGTTTGAACTCTGATACTCTGATTCTGAGGTGCATCAAGTGATTGTAATTGACTATAACCAAGTTGCTATATCGAATCTCATGGTTGAGATGGGTGGGCGTAAAGATATAGAGATTAACCTACCTCTCATTCGCCATATGATCATAAATTCAGTTCGTGGGTATAAACAAAAATTTGGTGCTCAGTATGGTGACTTGGTTGTAGCATGTGACAATCGTCATTATTGGAGGCGTAAGGTATTTGAAAATTATAAAGCCAATCGCAAAAAGGACCGTGAGGCATCCGGATATGATTGGTCAGCAATTTTTGAAGCCCTTGCAACTGTTCGCGAGGAACTTGATAAAGTTTTTCCATATCCGGTAATTAATGTGGAAGGTGCTGAAGCAGACGACGTTATTGCCACACTTGCTGAATGGTCACAAACAAATGACCTATCTGCAGGTATTGTTGAGGAACCTAAACCTCTTCTGATTGTTTCAGGAGATCACGACTTTATTCAGTTGCAAAAATATTCGAATGTAAAGCAATACAGCCCCATTCATAAAAAAATGGTTAAACCTGAAAGGTCACCTCAAACATATGTAATTGAGCACATTATTCGAGGAGATTCGGGTGATGGGGTGCCTAATGTTCTTTCTGATGATCTGTGTTTAGTCGAAGGTCGCAGACAGAAACCCATTCAAACAAAAAAGTTGGAGGAGTGGATCAAGAATCCTGAATCAATGCCGTCTGATGATACCTTCAAGCAAAACTATGAACGTAATAAAGTTTTGGTTGATTTAGATTGTATTCCGCGATCTGTCAAAGAATCTATTATAAATAATTTTGTGAATCAACCCAGAAAAGATCGAAGTCAACTAATGAACTTCTTCATGCAACATAAAATGAAAATGATGCTTGAGGTTATATCGGAGTTTTAACATGCGCCTACTTTTACCTGAAATTTTTGAACAAGTTGAGAAAGCAGAAACGTTTGAACAGAAAAAAGCTGTTTTGCTAAAAAATAACTCTCCTGTTCTTACTGATCTTCTTAAAATGACCTATCACCCAGATATCACCATGAAATTGCCTGAAGGTGATCCTCCCTTTAAACGCACCGGTGTACCTTTGGGATTGGCAGATACCAATTTATACAAAGAAATGCGTCGAATGTACACGTGGATTAACCCTCCCGAGAATCTAAACAAAATTAAAAAAGAGACACTTTTCATTCAACTTCTTGAAAGTATAAATGAAAAAGAGGCTGTCCTTCTTTGTGCTGTCAAAGATAAAGATCTGACTCGTCTTTATCCTTCTATGACATACTCATTTGTGTCAGAGGCATTTCCTGGACTTTTACCTGAGCAGAAACAGGTTGTTGTAGAAAAACAACAAGCGGAGGGTGATTCCCCAAAAAAGCGAGGAAGGCCGAAAAAGGCCGCTTGACAAATTTAGAAGCAGATATTACAATGCAATTTTTGAATGGTGAGTGGCATGCTGATTTATACGAACACCCGCAGTTTAAAAAAGCCCAATCGCAAGACGCAGAAAGAAGTAGAGGAATACAATCGTTGGCTCAGAAGTGTAAATCCTTCTGGCAAAAAGCCCGACAAAAACTTCAAGCCTCTTTCTCAATCAACCGTGTATCGTCGAGGATTCGAAGAAAATAAGCAAATCCCAAGTGTCGATACAGGCAAACCCGGTGTTCTAAGTGTAAAAAGTATCATGGATCCATTTAATTTGAAAAAGGAT